GACTTGCCGGACGGGTAGATGATATCGCTAAAGCCCAGCAGGACTTTGAGAATAGCTTGCCAGATTATTTACTAAACGCTCAAGGTAACAAGGTTTGGTACAACAGACCAGATGACAAAGAACATAAAATCGGCGATATCTGGTTTGAAAAGAACGGTCTATATGACCGAATGTATGTCTGGAACGGTTCGCAATGGGAGAAGCGTATTGATACGGAAGATGTCGATAAGATTAAGAAAGAGGTTGATAAACAGCTTGAACAAGCCAAGCAGTCAACTGCTATCGAAATCGAAAAGGCAAACGCAAAAGCTCAAGAAGCTCTTATTAAAGCTGGAACGATTCCAGACACAGCTACGTTATCGGATCAAATTAAAACGCTGATTTTAAATAGTCCAGATTTATCACGTAAGGTCACGGAAACGTTTAATAATGCGGACAATGGTGATACGATCTATAGCAAGGTGTATTCCAAGGTAGCAAAGAATTTTGCGACCATAGGTCAGTTTGACGCTTTGGATAGAGTCCAAAACGACCAAGGACGCGATCTTCTTAATCTCTCTAAAAAAATTGAAACGCAAACCGTAGAATTTAACAAGCTGACGGAATCGAACAAGCTATACGAACGCATTCTTGGAACGTCCGAAACAGGCGCACCAGACCAGCTCTCACGGTTGGTTATGTCCAGTGATATATTCCAGACAGAAGTCGGAAAATATGTAACGGATGATAACAACTTGATTGTTAATTCAATGTCTATGGCGACTAATACGCTTGTCGGGAACAACAATCCAAACGCAAGCGTATCTGTCACAGATGGTATTTTTACGATAAAGGCGCAGGGTCTAACAGGTTATAACTGGACAGGGTTCACACTCCCGATTTACGTTAAAAAAGTCTATCGCGGTGAGACTTATACATTAGGTTTTAAGTACCGTATTAGGGAATATCCAGACGTTTCTTTTGCTTTTAACATAAAGAACCACGGTCTGAATAAAACTTTAACGTGGGCAAACATCGGAGAGAATAGACCACCACTTGACGAATGGCAAGAGTTCCAAAAGACTTTTACCATGCAAGAGGACTTTGCTTTCGGTGAGGATAAAAACTATCCATTTTATATCTTTTTAGCAAAGAATGGCTGGGTAGAATTTAAGGAACCTATTTTGGTGAGAGGAAGCAGAACCGGCCCTTATAAACCTAGCCAATTTGACGACGCGTTTGCTGAAACAAAAGCAGTACGGACACAAATGAGCCTGCTCGCTGGGTCGTGGGCAGTGCGGAACCTTAACAGCAACGGTGATGTACTAAACTCAATTAACGTACTAGCGGACGGCACGAACCGAATAGACGGACGATTAACGCATATCACAGGTCAGACCAAGATTGACAATGCAGTAATTAAGGATGGTATGATTGCCAACCTCAACGCTGATAAAATCACGGGCGGTACAATTGATGCCAGTCAGGTCAACGTTATCAATGTCAATGCTGGTAACGTGCTTGCTGGTACGTTAACTGGTATGACCGTTCGAGGTGGTCAGATCGAAGGTCTAAATGGCAAGATGTATATTGACTTACAGAATAGTCAATATAACGTTTTAAACAACGAAGCCACAATCAGACGGATTGACGATACCAATTCCTCGCAATTTATTAAATTAACAAAGAGTGGATTTATCGCAGAACGATTCAGAGATAGCAATGCTGCACTCATGGTTTTAGGCACGAATCACAACAAAGACCCTAAAGAGGTAGAACGGCACGATAATGAAACATTCGCAGGTATTCGGCTATGGTCTGGTAAAGGAAACGGCACGGAAGAAAGTCTTACTGAATTCGTGGGTGACCGTGTACTGATCTACAATAACGGTCGATACCGCAGTCCTTGGAACTTCCACGGAAATACGAATGACGGAAATGCCTATCTGATACCGATGAACCAAAATAATGTTAAGCATTATATTGGCCGTGGTGACTTCTTTGTCGAGGGTATTTACTCACGGCATTTCTATATGAGTGGCGGGCGAGATATAGGTCAGTATCTCTGGGATCTTTTGACTTGCTTTGGTATCATGAAGCGTTATGGACAGATTAGTGGGTCTGCTGGTGGACACGTACAAGGTGTACTTGATAAATACGGTTTTAAATAAGAGGTAATGCATGAACACAACAGACAAAATTATCAACGATGTCGCAGTCCAACTTGCGAATAAAATTATTGAGTGCGCTAATTATAAGGCGTACTACGAACAAACAAATGAATTGCTAACTAAATTTAACGATGTTTTAGCTAGTGACTCAGCACTCAAGGACCTCTTTGATGAGGCCTTTCAAAAATTAGAAGAAGGTAAATAGTATATGGAATTTAAAGTAGTTAACAAATTTTCGCAAGAAAAAGGTAAAACATTCGTAGCAATCCGCTGCCAAGACCCTTACACGGCATACGACCGTGTATTAGAGGGTGACCGCACAACCGAAAGCGATGAAAGTTTGATCCAAGCGGTCATCGGGCTTGTGACTACAGAACTCAATCCAGCCGAAGGGGTGAAAGCTCTTAACGTGGAATTGATTAAACAGAAAGAGCAGTTTAATAGTGATCTAGCTGAAAAGGATACTAAAATCGCTGAAACTAAAGCGGTGGCAGATTGGGCGGTACTTGCAGCCGTCACTAACACAGAAAGTCCACTCGATCCAACTCTTTATGCGCGTGGATTGGAATTGGTCGAAGCTGGACAAGCTGGCAAAACATACAAACCTTATGAAATCTTTACTGTTAACGATCCAAGCCACACTCCGAAATATGGTGAGGGTCAACGTGTACTGGTCCAAGTAAATCAAGAATTTACTTACAACAACGAAACAGTGGCAGACCTTGAGGGATCGCTCTCACAAAATGGGAAGCTGGCAGTTTGGAAATGGACTGAACCAAAAGCGAACGCACCTCAACCAGCGGGAGAGCTTGAAACTCAGCCCGTCCAGTAAGCTAGTAGCATAATAGGGGGTGGTGAAATTGGACCTATTGGCACTAGTTGACAAATTGACTCCCGTTCTGGTCGTGATTATTCCCAGTTACTTTTCATTCAAGAGTACAAAAACCACTAAAGAAGCTGACAAACGCCTTGAGGGGTTATCGAATAAAATCGATACCCTCGAGAAGTCAGTCTCAAGCGTGGAAGAGATTGGGAAAGATAACCAACGGAATTTGACGATGATCGGGAAAGGCTTACAACGGCTTCAACGTTTTCGATTGCAGGAGAATTTGAAAAACGCGCTAAAGCGTGGACACACGAACCAGCACGAACTAGAGGAGCTATCTAAACTATACGAGAGTTACGTCGAGTTAGGCGGTAACGGTGCTATAAGAGTGCTTTTTGAGCGCTTTTTGGAGCTAGAAATAAAAGAGGAAAAATAACATGGATCAAATTACAAGCATTATTACTTCATCAGCTATGAGTATTTTGGTGGTATTAACCGGAATCGTGGTTCAAGCGCTTAAAAAATACCTGCTTATGCGTGGCGGAAAGAAAGCGATTGAGATCGTGGAGATCTTGGCGAAAAACGCCGTCAATGCAACCGAGCAAGTAGCCGATAAGTTGGATATTCATGGGGCAGACAAACTCGAACACGCTAAAACGAGCTTGATCGAGGGCCTTGAGTCTCAAAATATCCACTTGACGAATCAAGAGTTAAATACATTTATCGAAGCAGCAGTTAAACGCGCTAACGAAGAATGGAAAAAATAGAGAGGTCGAACATGAGTGTACAACAATCAATCGTTAACGGTTTTATTAGTCGTCGCGGGCTGATTACCTATTCAATGCTGGGAAGCCGTAACGGAGCAGACGGCACGGGTGACTGCTCGGGTATCGTGTCGCAAGTTTTAAAGGAAGCCGGTATTCCGATTCAAGGCTTGCCGTCCACGGTTACACTTGGCCAACAACTAGCAAACAACGGCTTTTATCGTATCAGTCGTAACCAACCATGGGACGCTCAAATGGCCGATATCATCCTTATGAGCTGGGGCGCTGATATGTCAACTTCTGGTGGTGCTGGTGGACACGTCGGAGCTATGATCGATGATACATACTTCATCTCTTGCGACTATTCGACACAAGGTGCACCCGGACAAGCTATCAATACTTACCCGTGGAATGATTACTATAACTGGAATAAACCAGCTTACATCGAGGTTTGGCGATATGCTGACACAGCGCCTCAAACCAACAATCAAGCAAGCACAGCCGTACAGCCAAAAGACAAGGCCTTTTACCAAGCGAACGAGGTCAAGTATGTAAACGGTATGTGGCAAATCAAATGTGATTATCTCGCGCCCGTTGGTTTCGATTGGACAGAAAACGGGATCCCGGTATCAATGGTGAATTGGGTCGATAAGAACGGAAACAACTTGCCAGACGGTGCGGATCAAGATTTCAAAGCTGGAATGTACTTCAGTTTCGAACTAGACGAAGTCAATATCACAGATACGGGTAAAGGCGGTTACTATGGCGGTTATTACTGGCGTTTGTTTGAGTTCGGGCAATTCGGCCCTATCTGGCTATCTTGCTGGGACAAGGACGATCTAATAAACTATTATGAGTAAAGAGGGGTGATTGAATGAATCGCTCAAACTGTACCAACTTAAAGCAGTTTGAGGGTGGTCGAGTTGTCAAGCAAGGCGACTCGGCTTCCCTTTTCGGTTTTGCATTATATGACGAAAACTGGGTCCTGATTGACCTTGACGGGCAACAAGCTAAAATTCACTTTGTGAGCAAAAAAGGCAAAGCGACTTTTTCGGCGACTGTCCAAGGATCAAAGGTATCGTTTAAAATTCCAAAAGTGCTACCAGTCGAAAGCTATCTTGTCGAGGTTGAGTGCGACGGGTACGTATTTCCAAGCGATCAGAGTGTCCGAGTTGACGTGGTCCAGTCAGCGGAAGAATATACCAGCGAGCAAGTCTTGGATCTTGTAAAAAACAACGTCAAAGAAGAAATCGACAAGTATATTTCAGCGCACCCGAACGGTCTACAGGCTGAGGAATTTCCGGACCTTACCGTACTTTATAACCTAGCTAAAATTTGAAAGGACATATAAATGACTACTTTAAACACAGAAAATTTAAAATCTTTAGTCCGTGCCATAGGTACTGACGTGAAAGAAATCAAAACCACGGTTGCTACCAAGGCAGACAAATCTGAGATCGGCCAAGGTGGCATTACTCAGCAACAACTGGATACTGCTATCCAAGGCGTTAAAACGGCAATCCTTGGTGAAGGTGTGCCAGAGGAGTTGGATACCTTGAAAGAAATCGCAGACCGCATCGCCAACGGTGCAGGATCAGCAGATCAAGCGATTGTGTCCAAAATGACTGAACTTGGTCAGAAATTTACTGACCTTGAAAACACTGATTTTGTACAGATTTATACCACAGCTAAAAGCACCCTCTAAGGAGGTGAAGCATGGATAAATTAAGGAAAGCGATCGCACAGATCGGCCGTGATATTGGGGATTTGCAAACAAATGCTTTGAAAGTTGATAGAGCATACAGTCTATTTCCAACGTATACAACGTTACAAGATAGTATAACGTCTAACATCAAAGAAAAGCACGTTGCCCTTGGTCTGGACGCTCTCATTGATGATAAGCTAAAAAACGGTGGTGATCCGTTTGTCACACGGTCAAAATTGCCAACGATTGACACCAGCACTCTCGCAACCAAGAATGACTTAGAAGAGCTGAAACGTTCAGTCGGATCTGGAACTGGCACAAGTACAGAACTAAAAGGCCAAGGATTTCCGTATAATCTGAATGCTGACATCGGTACAATATATACCGATACAACGGCTAAAAATGGAGCAGTGAAGTGGATCAAGAAAACTGCTGGAACTGGCACTAACGCTTGGTCTGTTTTGTTTGGCGATGTCAAATATAAGCCAAGAAACATCAACTCAAATCAAACTAATGCATACGT